CTTTTACTGATACTTCACCCTCAAATGATATCTCAGCAAATGATGATGCCAAGTCTGCTATTCTCTTAGCGTATTCTTCAGCCGCTTTTGCTGCTTTATCATCAGCATCAGTTTGGTCTTTGGTTGTTTTGGTTCTTTTTGTTGTCCTTTTGGTGACGGTTGCCGTTATCCTGGCTATATCTTGATTAATCTTCAATAATTGTTTTTCCTCTTCTGTTAAATTAGATGTGGCATCGGTCTGTTCTTCAGTCTGTTGTATAAGTTCACCATTTACAAACACAAGACTTTTTCTGGCTTTTTCTTGTGCCTCGAATTCTTGAATAGTTCCCATGAATCCACCTCCCTGTGCTTTTCTGAAGTCTTCTTGTAGTTGGAATAACTCATCTAAAGCTTCACCCTGTTCTTTGGCTGCTCTTGTTTGTGCTTCAGTCTCAAGTCTTGACAGTTCTTGTTGTTTGATAAACTCTTCCAACGCACTTTGTTTGGCTCTTAATCGAATAAGTTCAATTTGTGTTGTGATGGCATCGTTGATGGCATTTTCAGCCTCTGCTTGTTCATACGTTAAGTCAGTAAGTTCAGGGACAAGTTTCTGTAAGTCTTTATAGATTTCCTTCTTCTCATCAACACTCGTGTTAGAATCATTCAGTGCTGTTTGTAATTGTAGTATGGCAAGTTCCTCAGCCTTCGCTGATTTTGCTGCCTCAAGTTGGAATTCACTTAATGATTTTAGTTCTTCATTAAGTTCTTCTGTTTCCTCTTTGGTGTCAAATAACTTTGAGATAAGAAATCCTAAACCAACTACCAAGGCTCCAACACCTGTGGTTGCCAAGGCAATTCTAAAGGCTCTTAACGCTCCCGTTGATGCTCCAACAGCGATGGTATATGCGGTCTGTGCTGCGGTGTTAAGATTGGTGGCAATGATGTCTTTTGCCTTTACAGCCAACGCCAATATCTTCTGTCTTTTAGCAAACGCCTCAGCTAAGGCTTGAACACCCAAGGCAATGTTTACAGCCTCAAGGGCTGCCTGTTCTCTTTTCTGTATTGCTTCAACGGTCTCAGCATCAGCACCAAATGTTCTGGCTGCCGATGACGCAATTAGGAAGGCACCTGTCACTCCGTTGATGGCAGCACCAAACCCTTCAAAGAGTTGCTCACGGTCAACACCTTCAATCTGTTTGTCAACGTCCCTTAATTCTGCTTTTAATTTACCTAACTGTTTTGAGGCATTCTCAAACTCTTCAGTACCAAACTTCAACCCCTTTATGTCTTGGGTTAGGTTTTCAATTTCATTTTCAAGTTCGTTGATGCTCTTAATGACCTTCTGTTGACCATTAACCTCAATTTTAATTCCTAAAGTGACCTGTTTTGCCATATCTATAATTATTCATTTTTATCTTGGACAAGACGAACAGTCGTTATAGCTTGTCGTAATCGTATCTACAGGGGTACCTGATGTAAATCCTAATATCTCAAAACAACCAGGTGAGAATAACTTAACAACCTTACCTGCTGCGAAGAATGCTGTTGACTGTACAATTCTTGTGTCTGATGAGTTATCACAATTCTCAACGTTGTAAATAAATGTGGTTACTGGTGTCTCTGACGGTGTCGGAGTTGGTGTTGGACTCAACCCTTGTGTTGGTGATGGTGTCGGACTTAATCCTTGAGTAGGTGATGGTGATGGTGTCGGAGTAACAGTAGGACATGAAGTATATACGTCTCTGTCAAACCCTAATGGTAATGATAGAGAACCTTGACAGTAACAGAAATAACTTGACGTTTGGTTACTATTCAATCCAACTGTCTGATAGTTACGGTTACAATCTATATAAGCAAATGTTCCAAATTGTGTGGAGTTGTTCGTCACCCTTGTCTGTAAACATAGACAAGCTGACGGTGTTGGTGTAGGACTTGGTGTCGGTGATGGACCTGGTGGTGGTGGCAATTCATTCTGTTCCACATAGTCAGGTGCGATAAGTGTTGTGTTCTCCGTTCTATAAGGAACCTTCAAGAACTTACATCTTACCATAGTCGGTTCAGTGATGTCTCCATCTTGAATCTCCAATAACCTCCACTGTGAGTTTAAGAAATATACCGCATCGTTAAAGGTGATGTCAGCAATATCTCTTGGTGTTAAGTAGAACAGTCCCGTGAATAACCTACCCTCCGTTGAATACAACTGTTCGATGTATTCGTCATAGAAGTTATTGTATACATCATTATTGGTCTCTCCTTCAACCAAATCAGTATTACCCATGAAGAAGTCATACGCATTGTTTATGTGTAAATCTGACAACTCCAAAACGTTCTCCTTCAATATGCTCATGTGACTAATGACAGGGTAAGTGGATTGTTCCACCGTTGTTGAGCCACTTTGTAGATACCATGTAATACCAGTATATGATGTTGAGGTATCCCCTGATATCGGGTATTTGTTTCCTGTATAGAATCCTAACCTCGGCTCTGAACTCATCGGTTGGTATTGTGGTCCATCTTCTTGTCTTTCGTAAAATCTTGGTATGATGAAATCCGTATCCTTTGCTCCATCAACCGTATTGGTTGGTAAAGACTGAAATATAAAATCAAGGTCGGTCTCATCGGTCAATAAGTTGTTTGGAGCATAGAAGGTTTTATCACCCATCTGTTTACCAAAGTTATTTAAGAAATATACATTACCCACAGAAGGGTCTTCCGTGTAGGTAAAGTTCAACGTTCTCTTAAGGTCATAATCCAACGGTTCGATGGTATAACTCTCATCAAGGTTTAACTTCTGTGTCCAATCACGTGTGGTTCCACTCCTCACGTCCAAATAATCCACGTATGGCTCAATCTTAAACCTCTTCTCACCTGATGGTATCACCACAAGGTTAAAGTAGCTTATAACGTTCTTAAATAACTCCAACTGACTAACATTACATGGAAGGTTTACCGTCCAATCAATCGTTGCTCCCGTTATACTAATTGTTGGTGATGAATACAGTCTAAATGTCGCATCATCAATACCGATATCCTGTTGAAGACCACCAGAGTTTAATCTGATGTAAGGGGCAATCCTTGTATTGGCTGTCATACCTGAAGCATTCAAGAATAACGTTCTTTCAATACCTGTTGTTGGTATGGGTATACCTTGAATTTGGTCGTATATGGTTCCCGTATCCAAATCTCTTAATGAGATGTCAACATACGAAGGACCATAGACCGTTCCAACAATAAAGAGACGTAAGTCCATTCTATACTGATAGGTACCAGGTGTTACGATGGTATGGTAGTTTCTTGCTCCCGTTTGACCACCAACAGTTGGATATGTTGACAACGTATATTTGTTTAGGTAGTCGTAGTTCTCTTGGTTAAAGATGATGAACTTTGGTGATTGTAATGAATCGTATGAGTAGTAATACCCTGCGGTTTCCTTAACCTCAAAAAAGTTTTGGTTGGGTGGTCTGTCCTCAAGGTTGGTGGCACCCATCGTTGGTGATTGACCAGCAAACATAAAGATGGAACGGAAGTATTGTGTGTCCATAAACTCTGATTCAAACGTAAACTCCGTCTCTCCAAACATCTTATCCATAAGGTATCTTAAGTTTACCCACGGCTTGAACTGTGTGGTCTGTATTGCTGTTGCCCCTGAATTGGTAAATCCTGATGTTGAGAAGTCCCACGTTCCATAGGTTGAATCTGCGTCATAACCTGTATGGGCAAGTGGGTACAATACCTTACCGACCAACCCTGAATAATTGTCGTATGTACCTCCCGTGTAAGTCCATGTAGATACAATATTATCATAGTTGATTTCATGCTCAATATCTGTAAAGTCCAAATCACAAACGTTCAACTCTTTGAATAATGTCGATAGAGGTGAGATGTCCTCAACAATATAAATTTCATAAGAGGTGTTGGTTCCTTGTTTGATGATTCTGTTTAGTCTCATCGTTCCGTTGAAGATGTCTGCTCCACCATCTTGGACCACACACTGTGTGTCCAATGTGGAGTCAAAGTCCGTAGCATTAACGTTAAATACTCCCCTGAAGAATTTGTTGTTCACATCACTACCAGGTATGTTAAAGGTTTTAGAATATGCCCCTTTTCTCTGTGTGATGTCCTGAACCTCCTCCACTGATTTTGTTAGGGATATGGTCAAATCACCACTTAAGTCAAGATTGGTGAAATCACCGTCAACGTTTCTTGCTAATAGTTTTACCATTATTGTTTGATTTGTATGGTCTCGTTATATCCACCTATATATTCAAGGTTGATTTCGTATTCTCCGTCATTTCTTTGGAAGTTAGGTTCAACCACCTCTGTGTTTGTCAACACAATCGGTTGAAGGTCTCCGTCAGAATCCATTAAGTATACCGATGGTGATTTCAACAGTTCATCTGTTAACCATGCCAAGTATGACTTTGATATCCTACCTGAATATAATATCCCCGTCTTTGTAAGTGAAGATTGGTATACCTTTCTTTCGTTGTTCCAACCGTAATATTTGTCTGTGGACCATCTCGTATTGCTGAGGTCTGATGCTCTCTCAAATGAGTTCCTATTCATGTCATAACCCACCGTATCTCTACCCTTGAAGGTAAAGTAATCATACGAACCAAACGAGTTCATAAACACCACACGTTGTGATGATGGACCACATTCAGGGTCTTTGTAATAATAGAAATATTCAGATATTCTCTCCGTATCGAAATACTGGTTTTCCGTATCAGGAGTACAGTAATCTGTATAGGTCGTGGTAATACCTGATGGTGGAGTTACAAACCCTCTCATACAATAGGTTTCATTTGACCCTGAATCTATACTAACAGATACGGGTACATTACTACAATTTGTAATGGTGAAGTTAATCACACCTAATGTGTCGTTTCTAAAGTTTACCGTTCTACAGACTGACTGATAACCGTTGAACCATACTCTATAGTATTGCCAGTTGGAAGGTATGGTGATACCTTGTTGTTCCAAGTTCTTTGGACCAGTCCCCGCATATTGTAATTGGTTTTCAAGATAGTTTGCCGTCTGTGCCGTTACTGAACTACTACTTGGGTAATTACCACAATTACCCGTGATGTTGTAAGTCTCAGCTGATGATATGAACACATCTTCGTTGTCGTAGAACTCAACCGTCATAGAATATACTGGCTGACTATAGGTATCATACGTATTACCGTTATATAAGGGTTTTAACGTGTTTAATCCCGTCAAGGTACACCAATCATCATCGGTGATGTATTGGTTACGTGGAGCAAGGGTTAAGAACTTGTGGTGAGGTGCTGGCACTGCTGTTGGAACCGTAAGATTTGACAATAGGTAATTGCTCATATCAAAACTCTTTCCATCAAACCATTCTCTGATACCGTTGTAAGAATACGCTGTTGTTCCCGTTGCTGTTGGACCACTGATTGATGGTGTCCCTGTAGGTTGGTCAGCAAATTCAGTTTTTACAATAATGTAATAGTCATGGATATCATCTTTCAACGAACCCCATTCAGCCGTGGTGATGGTTGATTCTGTGCTCACCTGACAACCCGTATTTATTGGTCTTGATGTTAAGTAATCTCTCAATACCTCAGCAACATCAAAACGACCATAGTCTGCTTGAGGTGTAATCTTAAATGTCCCTATGATTGTGTCTTCAACATAAACGTCAACCACATAACGGAACTTGTACTTTGTTGCCTGTGTTGTTGCTGAAAACTCATAAACCAAATTATTATATACTGGTTGAACTACAGGTGGTTGTGTGAATATTGTTGTTGCCATTATATTTCATCTATTGATATGTTGTCAATTAGTGATAGTCGGTCTAACACTTCTTCAATAACTGACAGTTGAGGTAGGTTTGCTATTTCTTCTTCACTTAAGGTGTTGAAGAACTCCTCAAACCTTTCACCAATAAGTTGGTTAAGGTTTGCGAATATCTGTAGAGAACCTATACCTCTCTTTTTTATTTTTAGGTTGGTAAAGAACAAGAATGAGTTTTGTTTGTTTTTACTCAAGTTGTTAAATCCTCTAACCTTTCTCTGTGCCCATTTCTTCAATACCAACGGTGGTACTCCACTACCTGCTCTTCTTCCCGTCTCGAAGAATATGGGGGCTTGATACTTAAATGGTGCTTGGTCAGGGTAAGTGATAAATATATCAACCTCACCATCACCATACTCCTTAACTTCATAGTCCAAACTTGCTGATAGTTTACCAGTGTCGTTAAGTTTGTATCTAACGGACTTTTGTCTACCTGAAGCATCATAACGAGTTTGTGGCTTTGCCATCTCATCTCGTAATACCTTCAGGGCAAATTGTCCTAACTTATCCCAACTCATAGACAGAACGATGCTTCAACTCTAATGGTTATGGTTGATTCAACACCACACAACACATCGTCCAATCTGTCTAAAAATGGACTAAAGGTAATCGGTGTTAATAACTGAAAAGTATTGTCTGTAAGTTGGTTGATGTAGTACGCAGCGAAGTCCTGAAGTATCAAGTGTGATGTCTTCAACACGTCCAACTGGTTGCTCTCATCTTCATTAAGCATATCTCCAATAATCATATTGAAGACAAAGTCTGTGTAGGTCTTTTCTAACGTTGATGGTTGTGGTATAACGTGTAAGATTGGGTATTTGATTTTATTGTTGTCTCTACCCACATCTGATAGGTCTCCCCACGTGAATGTTTGTAATACAGGGTGTTGTTCCACAAACCCCTCAAATGACTCTATGATTGTTCTATAGTTATTCATTATGATTTCATTTTTTTGTATTGTGCCTCTTTCTCTTTATTAGACTTGACCACATAAGATAAATAATACATGGCATCCTGAACATTCAACTTGAGGACTTCCTCCAACTTCAATATGTCGTCTTTTGCCAGTATCATATACGTTGTGTAATAAAAGTTGATGAGGTCTGCTAACTGTTCTTCTTTTGTTCTTTTATTTCTTCCCTCATCTTCTTCGTCTCGTCTATTTTCTTCAGGGTCTCCAAATATGAGGGGGAATCCTTTAATGATTCCTTGTTGAACATTGTCAAAAAAAAAAGTGCTGACAGGTAGTTCTTCACAGGGAAGTCACCCATGTCCTTGCTTCTTAATTGACATTCGTCATAGTCGTATTCTTGAATTACACGGTCATCACCAGTCCCTGACAGTAGTGGTCTATAAAGAATTGCTATGACCTTTCTGTATTCAGGTTGTTCCTCACTCAACAATACGTGTAGGTCAGAGTATTCACCATAACTCATCTTTGAGGGTCTGATAAGTCCAAGTAGTTCACCCTTGTATTCTAATGATAGGTCCAACGAGTTCTTGTTCATCTCACTTGCGATGTGTGCTGTTATGAACTTGCTAACAAAGATGATTTGTTGATAGTCCGCTTTTTTAATTTCACTGATGGGTAAACCTGTAAAGAATGAAATGGTCTCCATGTCGTTCATGTCCTTCCCACTCTTAATGGTTTCATATTGTGAGATGGTAAGTGGTCCCACCTCCACATCTTTATTGCCGATTGTAATTTTCATAAGAATGAATATGTTGTTTTTGGTTTATTTGACATCTCCAAAGCATAACGTACCGCATCGATTGCGTGGTTGTTGAGGTCTTCAGGTTGGTCAATTATTTTTCCGTCTTTATTTGTCTTCCATTTATAGTTTTGGAACTCTTCCAATAAATTGGTGGAGTCCTTATGGATATGTACTCTATGTCGTTTAATCATATCGATACCGTGAAGTATGGTATGTTTCTTGACTGGCTTTGCGTTTATCCCTGCTCGTTTTAATTCTTCTATCACCTGTGGTGCTGCTGAATCCACCCATAAGTCGTCAGTCATATCTATCCCCATCTTCTGTATTTGATAGATAAGGTCAGGGGTGGTCATCTGTGTCTTATATATCAGTTCCCTTAAGTAGATATCCTCACCGATGATTCTTACCTCAACCAGTGCCATCGGGTCTTGGTACCCCACATCTAATGCTCTAATCAATCTACCTTCTGATGGGTAATGTTTTATCTCTGACCATTTTGAGAATACGGAGTTTGTTGCCACCCCTCTCTCACCAAGACCAAAGACTCTCCATAAATTGTCGTCTTTGTCCTTGAGTGATTCAATCTCCTTAACAATCTCTTTGGATAGGAACGGGTTTTCCTTGTAAGTAGATTTGTGGAAGAATGTGTCTTCTTCTTCAATCAGGTCATATATGTAAGAGTATAGGTCTGAAGGGTTGTAGTCAATAATGATTTGTTCTGTCGTTCTGATTGCCAGTTGGACGTAATCATCTCTTGTTAATTCGTTACCCTCGTTGATAAAGAGTATCTCCCTTTTTCTACCTCTTAACTTTTGTTCCTCATCTGTTGAGAACCATTCAATCACTGCTCCATTTGGTAAGGTGTAGTATCCCTCTTGTTTCTTCCAGTCACTTGGATTGTAGATGTCGAGTGATTCTAATATTTCCTTGAGGTCCCTTAACACGGAACCCTTCAATGCTGGTAGGGTTTTCCTTACGATTGAAAGGGTTTTGTTAGGGTGTTGGAGTAGATGTATTACCAACCATATTAAGATGTTGTAGGTCTTACCAGAACGGGCTGAACCTTGAAATAGTTTCAACCTCACATTCTTGTTGTCCTCCAACATCTCATAAATGTTA